CGACATGGCGGCGTTAAACGCTTCGCCGCCCGGGCGCAAACCTTGGTTAATCAGCTGCGTGTAAAGCTGTTGGCGCTCGCCCTGCAACTGTGGGGCAAGACGCGACATGATGGCCTGCTGTGCCGTCGTGCCTGCTTGCACGGGGGCTGCGGCAAGACCTTCCATATCTATCTGACCCTGCAACTGCGGGCCGCCAACAAATTGTTGCGCGTAGCCAAACTGACCTTGCGCGGGTGCTGCCTGCGGGCCACCGAGGCCAGAAAAATCAAATCCTTGTAGGTTGAGACCTTGCGGGCCTGCGCCTGCGAGGCCAAACAAACCGCCCTGTGGGCCGCCGCCTGCCATGCCAAATGCTTGCCCTGACGGCGCACCTACCGGGCCAAACGGGCCTGCATCAGCGCGTCCAAGGTCTGTTGGCGCTTGCGGGCCACCGCGTGCTAAACCGTAGTATTCCGCGTCAAAGGGCTGTCCAGCGCCAAATACGGGGATGTTGCCTCGCGCTTGTTCTCCAACGCCCATCGTCCCGGGCAACGCTTCGTACCCATATCCACCAAGAGGCGTGTAACCCTGCGTCGGAGCGCCAGCCAACCCTTGATTGGCATAACCAATGTCGGTGTAACCCGGCAATTCACCGCCCACCACGCTGCGATCAATGCCGCCTGCGGTCGGTACGCGATACTCAAGACCCGGCAAGTTGCTGCTAAACGCGGAGGCGATGCCAAGATTGCCCAGCCCTGCCGCCGCACCTCGCGCTGCCTGCGACATGTAAAGCTGGGCCAGCTCTTGCTCACGTAACGCGGCTTCAGCGTTTGCATTAATCGTTTGCCGAACCGTCGGTTGTTCAATTTCGGTTTGGAACTGTTCTTGCGTCGGCATTTCCCCCACGTAAGCGTCGGGATTTGCCATTGACGCCTGACGCCATTGCTCCATCGCCTTGTTGTAGGCGTCGGTGTCGGTTGTGCGCGTCTTTTGCCACGTAACGGTCTGCGAACCCGTTGGCCCGTAAATGTTCGGGTTAGACATGTAGGCCGACTGCTTGGCAGCGGCCAAATTGGCCTCACCCTGCTTGATCGCAAGGGTTGTGTAATCAGGTGCCGGTGGCGGTGCCGGTGATTTTTTGCCCATACCGAGGCTCCAAAAAACGACACCTGTCTGGTGTCTGCGTCATCAAAACAATATCCCCAGAATCATGCGCGGCGTCTTTAATCCGCGCTTCCTCCGAGAATCCCATCTTGCTGACCAATGCGAGCGCCCGGGTATGGTTGCTGCTAATTGGCCCTATGATCTTATCAACATTTGCGACGTTGTACGCATAGTCATACACCGCCGCCATATACGCTGGGGTCACCCGCTGCCACGCAATGTGGCAAACCACGGATTTCCCGTTCCAGTTCTCGTATACCGTCCCGGCGACTAGTTCGCCGTCACGCTCCAATCCAATCGCCACCGACCGCTCGGGGTGGAACGCCCCTTCAGTCTGCGCCGTAACCCACGCCCCCACATGAGGGCCGCTGACTATATTCCAGCCCATCCGAGTTGATACACGACGTCCGTTGATGCCCATTCCAACGACACGTTTTTGCTGCTGCTATTAAAAATCACGCCGCCGCAATACCCGATGCCGCTCAACCCGACGACCGTGTTGTTGGCAATCGTGTTGCTGCCCCAAATGGCTTGATCCCATAGTCCCACATCCCATAGACCATAGTTTGTTGCCACAAACGACAACGCACCGAGGAAGTCGTCGGTTTGAAAGTCCACGGCGATACCAACGCCGATGGTCGGTTGTCCGTTGCTGTACGTCGTAACCCGGCCACGGGTGAAGTATTTGATAACGCCACGGGTATCAAAGTAGTTAAAAGCCTGCAACGCTTTGGTGTTGATGGCTTGGTTGTTGTCGTTGTACCCGGCTGACCCCGTTCCCGTTGTCCATGCCTTTGCAACGTAACCGTCGCTGCCAAAATACAACTCGTTGCCAAGCAACGCCCAACAGTTCGCATACCAGCCGGTAAAGCGACACCACGCCTTCGTGATGTTGTTCATCACAAATTGCTGCTGTGATCCGGCTGAAATTGGGATATTTACAATCAGCGCGTTGTTGAGCGGGTAATACTGCAACGCCCAGCCGTGGTTTTCTTTATACGTTCGTGCCGCCGCCGCAAACGCGCCTTGGATTTTGTCCGACAGCGCCACGTTGGGGTCAAGGCGGGACGATTGCAACGCTGAAGCCAGCGGCACAAGGCCGTCCAGCGTCAACACCAGCAGATCGCCACCGTACTTCATCAAGCAACGCCGCGAGATTGGCGCACCCACGATCCATACGCCGATCAGCGCCCACGTAGAGGCGCTAGAGGGGTCGGTGCCGCGATAAACGATGACTTCGCCCTTGTCGGTGACAAATACAAGGTTGTCGTCAACGCCATAGCCCGCGTCAATTGTCCACGTTGCCATTGCAACGAGCCTGCCGCCCAGTTTGGCAACCGAGGACAAATCAAGTGCTTGGGCTGCACCGCCCACCGATGCTGTGGGCAAATACCACGCTTTCAACGTGTTCACTTGGATAAACCACATCCTGTTTTTAAACAGGGTGGGCTGCATCAGCGAGGTGGTCGTGACGCCTGTAATCGCAGGCGAGGAGGCACCGTCAATCGGTGTCCAATTGGTGCCATCAAACAGCAGCGGCTTGTTGACGCCATTGGCTGCGTACAAATAGCCGCCCGCAGAGGTCGTAATGTTCGCGGCTTCCCAACGGCTGTTGGACAGCCCTGTGACTTTGGCCGCGCCGACGGTCCCGGCTGTCGTAACGTCGTAGATGTTGCCGCCAACGACCGCAAAGAGCTTATCTGTCGCTCCTGCGCTGTACTCCATCAGCGTTTCTATCTGCCCCGTCATGCCGATGGCGTGTTTGTCGTACCCGCCACGCAGCGTCACGCTGGAAACGCCGGGGAATAGGTTGTCCAGCGTTACGGCATCCGTCGGAGCCATGTTGGCAAGCGCATCGCGGGCGTTCCAACCGCCCACGGGGGCGGGGAGCGAGGCCACATTGGCCTGCGTGCGCTGAATGAGCCGACTGCGACGAACGGGCGAGGCCATTACTGGCTGTCCGTACCGTAACCGCTGTCAGGGATGTTGTCGTAGCCGATCAACACCGTACCCGGGCGCGGCGCAAACGACAGGTTGGCGGCTGCCGTGTCCTGCGCAATGGCCGTTTCCAATTCCATCAAGTAATCGCGGTATAGCGCGGTCGTGTCAAAGCCCTTTGCCTCAAAATACTTGAGCTTCGTGCCAAGCACCATGACGCGATCTGGATAAATGCAGCGGTCATCATCAGCCGTCATGCTCGTTTTTGCGAGTCCCGACGCACTCTCTACCCATGCGTTGCTGCGGTACTCAAACCCCAGCAATTCATCGGCGTTCATTCCCGGCCAAATCTGGAAGTATTTGCCGAGCAAACGCCACCGGATGCGCGGGCCGGTGCTGATGTAGCCCGAGAGCAGCCATTCCCATTGCTGCGCTGATTCGGGGCCAAGCATTTCCCACCGCTTGCTCTTGTCCCAATGCGTGCGGTTGACCGTGCTGTTGTAATCCGATGGCAGGTCGTACTTGACTTTCTGGAATATCAGCTGGCCGCCGATCTGCGCCTCGGTCGGGGCGTAATTGATCGTGACCGAGTTGGCGCTGGTTACGCCCGTCACGTACGTAGCGTTTGGGATGCCAACGCCCTGCACCTGATACGACGTAGACAGCCCAGCGGTGGAGGGGATACCGGTGATCGTGTAGCTGTTTGTCGTCCACGTTCCGGTTGTGGACGTTGCCTCGGTGTAAAACGTGTGTTGTTTTGTCAGCTCTCGCCAATCAGCACGACGCAGCATTTCGTACCCGACGGCGTTCATCAGCGCCAACAACTGCACGGTTTCCTGACTGGTGTTACCCGAAACCGTGCTGGGGGTCGGTATGCCTAGCTCATTCGTACATTGCTGAATGAGCTGAATCATCGTGCTGCCCATACTACAACTCCGTTAATTTTGGAGGTCGTCCCCGACGCTTGGGGGCATCTGCGGTAAGCGCCGCCAGTCGCGCTTCCATTTCTGCCAACTGCCGCTTGGTATCAGCCAGTTCGGCGTTGGATTCGGTGCGGTTCTTGCGGTTAAGGTACTGGCGGGCCTTTTCACGTAGGCCAACCGCGCCCATGCCGACGCGCTGCAACTGCCCGTCTGAGGCCAGCGCCAACTGCTCTACCGTCACAAACTTAAGGATGTTTAGTTCCGCAATCTGATCCTTGTTAATTTCCTCGGGGTAGTCACGGTGCCATTGCGACAGCGGGGTGCCGATCTGCTGCGCGGCGTCCTCATTCTGCTGCATTTGAAAATACAGCCATTGCCGAGGAAACCGCTGCTTGTGGTCGTCCCGCGCCGGTTGCTCAATGATGTTGGTTTTGTCACCCGGGGCCATGATGCGCACGTAGGCTTTGCCTTTCCGTGGGCCATCTTCTCGGGTGTAGAACTCAACATGCAGCTGGGCGTCGGCGTTGTTTACATCGCTGTCTAACATTGTCCGTTTCTCCTGTGGGGATTACAGGTTGTTGACCTGTGTGATGGTACAAATGACCGAGGGGATTGCAGGCCATACGCTTGTGGCGCTGGCTGCAAGGATTCTAACGCTTGTGTCATCAACTGCCCACATCAACTCAACATAGTGAGTAGGCTCAAGCTGAATGATGAAATTCCATGCTGCAACGGTACGCGCAGCGGTGCCTTGGATGGCAACCGTACTTGCTGTATTTGGCACATTGGTGCCGTTTTTACGCAGCCAAATGTAGACGTTGCCTGCGCCGCCCGAGGTTTTATCTAACTGCGCCGAAAACTGGACGTTATAAACGCCCTGATAGTCCACAACAAGTCGGGAAGTCGGCGAACCGATAGAGACGCCATTGCTGCTATCGGTGGTATTAAACGTCATGCCGTAGGCGGTATTGATAGACGCTGCCGCTTGCAAAGACGTATCTGAAAAAGAACCGTAATGCAGGATGGGAACCGCACGGCCAAAGCCCTGCAATTCCTCCCATAGCGTGTTGCTTACGGCAAAGAACATGGCCGAGCAATCCACATTGATCGTGCCAAACCCGACGTTGTTGATGCTGCTACCCGTATCGTAGGGGTACACCGTCAGCGGGTTTGCGCCCGTATT